CATACAGTTCTCCTGTCAGTTATTCATGCTCGCAGTCCTTGTGCCCCGGACCTCCCGGTACATGCCCTGGCTTAAACTGTCTGTGATCCGGGCTGTAATCTCCTTCATATGGCGTCTCGTCAATCACAGGCTGCCGGCCGGGATCCTCTTTTCCGGTTGCTGGTCCATAGGGTACGGGTGTCTTGTAGTTCATGTCTGGCTTGTTCTTATTCATAGTGATTCCTCTCTTTCTTGTAGAAATAAAATAAGCCGCTGTTATGCGGCAGGTTGCTATATCAGAAATTCTATACGTGTAATGAAATATGATGTGTAGTTGACATCTTCGGCATTCGTGAAATGGATTGCTAAAAATCCTTCATCATTCACTGCGGATACGTCAAGGTCCCCTGTATATATCGTCCCTGAGTTGGTCATGCCTATGGTTGTGCTTTTCAACAATCCTGTACTGCGGTTCAGCAGAATGTCAGATCTCGAGGTGTCTGAACGATATACCATCAAAGTGGCATGCCCCTTGCCTCTTGACGATCCATTAAATTTGATAGATACTCTTACGGTCTTGAACGGAGAAAACGTTATCGACTCTTTCGGACAAAATTTGTTAAACTGTAACTTGGCTCTGGAATACATCATTCTTAATCCATCACCAGTTATTTCTACAGGATTTCTAAGCACGTTATTGTTATACCAACTACATATTTCAGCGCCCTTCGCCAGAACTCCGGAAAAGGACGCACCATCAAAAGGGACATGGTTCACCGACATATCTTTTAATGTACCCGTTAATCCGCCTATGTTTATACCTTCGCGAATATTTGCGGCCTGTAAGCCTGCGATATCCGCCTGGATCCAATTGACGCCGTTCAGATAATGCCCATTTCTTACGCCAAGACACATTACGCCGCCCCACGCACTTACATTCGTTGCATAGGCTCTATCACTTCCTGCCACATCTGCATTCTGGTAAGCAACAGAAGGACCTGATACTTTACCGGCTCCATTATGGTGCCCTTCCGGGATTGCCACCTGTGCATTCATTCCCACAGCTCCGTTCCAGGCTCCCCGCTCAGGCTCTGTTCCAGTCACCGGATTACCTTCTTTATCGACAATTACTTTTCCTGCTCGTACATCGGCTGCAGTTGCGGTAATCATATCCAGATCCGCACCACTGCCACCACCGCCCAGCATTGGTATTACTTTTCCCATAGCCTCACGCTCCTTCCGTCAAAATCTGAAAATCTACTGCCGGCTTCTTATATGCCTTAAAGGTTATTTTCCCATCTGCCACCCCATCCGGATTACACATCAGGTACCCTGCCGCCTTGTTCCAGGCTTTCACCTGTTCTAATGCGGCGTTCGCCGGAGTGTAAACTCCAATTACCTTGATATCATCAGCCACGGTGATCCCCGCAGCGTCTACTGTCTGAGTGAACGGGTAAGAACCGCTCCAACCCGCGGCCGTAAGCTTTAATATCCGGCGGTTCACAATCTTTTTCATAGCCTCGTCTATGATATCCATATTATCGTTGAAATCGTCAGGGGTCAGAAGATCGTTATCCTCCGGCTTTTTCAGACCATAGTTTTGTGTCGTCTGCATTTTCTCATACTCCTTCCATGGTTTTTACTTCTCCCCAGGTCTTCGTTTTGAGATCTCCCCAGGTAAGGCCTTTTACGTTACCCCATACGGTATAGGTATATTCAAAACTGTAAGACAGATGGGCCGGCTTTATATCCTCCAGCATATCAATAAATGCCTGCATGTTCCTGGGAATTCCTTTCACTCCGACAAAACGTACAATGAAATGGTGTTTGGAATTGTCCTCAATCACCCGCACCTCTCCTCCGGAAAACGCTGCAGCTGTATCTCTTATCATCTGCTTCGTCGTCGTACTCTGTCCCCGCAGCTTTGCCATCAGAATCTCCCGGCGCTGCTCATAGGAAAGCGAAAGATTGGTAACAACACCGTACATAGATTCCCACAGCACCAGCCCCCAGGTTGCCGTTGTAATAAAGCACTGGTCAAACAAATCCCTTAGATTATGTTCGAGATATCCAATCTCGTATCCTTCCGTTTCATAAAGGGCGGAAAGCTCCCGCAGCTCTGCCAGGAATGGTGGTACGTATCGGGCCAGGTCCACAAAATATTCTTCCGGTGTATGGCTGTCCTCCGCCTCCCGTGCATACTTTGCTAGACCATATAATGTATTTCCGTACATATGCTCCTCCTAAACGCTTTTTATGTATAGTGGCAGGTCAACGGCCGGTTTCTTGCTGTAACACGTAAATGAAACCGATCCATCGGCGGTTGTTCCGACATCAATCATGCCTAACGCTGCTTTCCATACCTTTACCTGATCAGTAGTAGGACTGCCGGTAATATTCAGCGTCAGCATGACATCCATGGCAGAAGTCAAACCGGAAACAGACACGGTCTGGGTGTAAGGTACCTCCGCGCTCCAGCCGGAAGCAGGAACTGTGATAGCCGCTGAAAACAAGAACTTATTCCATCCGTTTTTTTCTGTATCCGAGGTAAACCGGTGAGTGGCGTCTTGTGTAATCATACTGGCAGGGTGTGCAGAAGGATGAACATAATTATTCGCTCCGGCTGCTACACCATCTAATTTCTTCTTATCCGCTGCCGACATAAGGCCATTGGCTGCCTGCGTGGCCACCGATGTACCAGCTTTTCCATTCCATGTATCCAGTAATGACTGAGTAATCTTATCCAGCACAGTTTTATTCGAATGGGTATGGCTTTGGCTCGCATCCACGTCAGCCTGGGTGATGTAGCCGGCATCATTAGTAAACTGGGATACCTTTGTCGGCATATCGGTGATCTGGCTCTTTGTATGGGTATGCGCCGGCAAGGCTGTGAGCGCGCTGTTCCATTTGTCCACCAGCACCTGGGTGATTCCATCAATAACACTCTTGTTGCTGTGCGCATGCTTTTTACTGTTGGCATCATTCCAATTGGTACGTTCCGCTGTCGTTATATGAAGTACAGCATCTTCTTTATGGGCTATAAAATCAGCGATAGCCTTCATAATCTTTCCAAGTGAAATCGTCAGCTTCTCCCCACTGCTTAAATTTCCCAGGGCCGATGCCTGAGTAAAGGTCGGCGTCTGATCATTGGTCGCTACATTGGGAACACTCCCGAGCCCTACCTGAGCCTTCGTTACTCCATGCGGATTGCTCTTATTGCCGATATGCGTATACGCCGCGTTCCAATTATCAAGCAGCGTCTGGGTGATCTTGTCTATCACTGTTTTATTCCCGTGCTCATGCCGCTTGTTATAAGCATCGCTCCAGTTTGCAAGCAGTGCCTCTGTCAGTTTATCCAGCGTAGACTTATTGCTGTGGGTATGCTTCTTTGCGTTCGTATCATCGTAGGCCGTCTTGTCTTCCTTACTTAACAGGCCGTCCACACTCTGGGTTGCTTTTGGGATCGCGTTGGCCGAGATCGCAATCCACGCTGTTCCACTCCACCTGTAGGTATAGTCTGTATCCTTAACATTGACTGTCCAGCCATCATCTGGCTGCGGATACGTGGTCGCTAAATCCGCGAAGGTAGCGACTGCTTCCTTCCAGTCAATAGCTGTCTCCAACGCAGAGAACTTATTATCCACCTCATTCCGGGTATACTTGTCATCCCAGTTTGGTTTGTTGGTAGAGATTGTGCTGCGTATATCATTCTCAGCGGCGGTTGCCCGGCTGACTTCCGCCGTTATATTTCCCTGCAGCTCCGCTTCCTTCGCTTTCGCTCGGGAAACCTCTGCTGATACAGAGTCGCTATTGGTTTTCTCAGCGGCCTTTGCTCTCGTAACCTCCGCCACCAGATTGTCCGTAAGCGTCTTTTCAGCGCCTTTTGCCCTGGTCACTTCCGCTGTCAAGTTATCGGTCAGGGTCTTTTCCGCAGCCGTAGCCCTTGCCGTTTCCTTTGCAATTTCACCCTTCAAAAAGGACTCTTCTGCCTCTGCCCGGTCTTCCTCCGCATTAACCCCTTCCTGAGTCCTGATTATGTCCTGCTGAAGCAGATTAACGTCTTCTGCCTCAACGGTATCCCCCTCAGTCTCGTAGCTGATATACACGGTCGGAACATCAGCATACAGCCTGATCACCTTTTTCCACGGCATCAGGCTGGGTGTTGACAGGACATAAGACTGGATCCGGTCCCCCGTCAGCTTTGGCCCGGTATAGACGGCCAGTGTGGAAGTATTGACATTATCATGCGCCAGAGGGGCATCATATACGCCATCGATCAATGATATCTCCTCTTCAATCACATATACATTGCCATCCACTTTATTCAGTTTTTCCGTATAAGTACTGATTTCCACTACGGCATCACCTCCAGCATGACTGCTCCGGCCACTGCGATCTCCTCATCTGCCAGGCTGACGTTTGCTGCCTGCCCGTTCAGCCGAAGCTCTGTAAAGTCTTCCACCCCGGCTGTATTCAGCAGCAGATTTCCGACTTTAGCCAGGCTGACATAAGAAACATTAAAGGCGCCCTCCTGTAAAAAGCTTGTAATCTCCCGCAGAAACATTTCCTGGACGCTTCCCAGGTTCACCCCATTCTGCAGCTTGACTCTGGCCGTTACGGTAATTGCTTTTTCTCTGGCACAGAGACGTCGGCACCGATCGGGCGGAGCTCTTCGATATGGTTCTTTACCTGCCCGATCAGTTCCGGCGTTGCTGCCGATCTCTCCGCATCAGCAATCACCACTTTTACAGTACCTGGCCCCAGGGCCAGAGGATAGATCTTAGCGGCCCCTACACCAGCACATTCTATTGTCCAGTTATAGTAATCATAGATATTTCCACTCGTAGAAGGCTTACGGATTTTGGAGAATATTCGCTTGCGTAACGACTCATCGTCTTCCTCATCACTACCAGCCGAAACTATATCCGTAATTTCTGCAATCGTCAGCCCTGCAACATAATCAATCGGAATGACCTGACCGGAATAATGATTACCGATTTCCCCCGGTGTTTCGCATTGCATCGCATAACTGTGCTGGCCTTCTTTTTCACCAATTTTTTCTATTACCCGATATGTAAGCCGAATCGGATCAGTCAATGCCGAAGCGCGGAAGCCCGATGGAATTTCTTGATCAAAATTACCAGTCTTAACTGCATGAGTTGCCGGCTTTCTCTCCAGTCCATATGAAGCCGCTATTCTGTCAAGGCTTTCTCCTCCTGCAGTTTCCACATACACATTTTTCTGCATCCTCTCCATATCCAGATAAATTCCTTCCAGATACCAGCTTTCCGGTCCAAGCGCAGTCTGAATCAAAGATCCTTCCCGTTTATCCAGTGTATCTGGCACCCGCTTCATCTGACGCGCCAGTATATCGGCATATGTTTTATTGTTGAAATCTATCATACTTCTACCTCCGCCGATACCATACCGAATACCGTTTTTACATCAAAGGCACACTTTACAGTAGTCCCTGCTGAAGCTTCCTTAAATGTAAAGTTATCCACAGACAGGATTCTGTTATCCACAGACAGAGATTCTTTCACGCGTCTTTTTATCATACTAATTACGTATTCTGGTTTTCCAATCAGGCTGTTCATTTCATGACCAAAGTTCGGAGAATAAATCTGATAGCGATACCGCTCAACCTGCAGAATAATCTCAATTGCCTGCTTTATCGCCTCAAGCCCGCCACCAGTCTTTTCTATCCTTCCGGATTCTCTATCTATCAAAAAAGTTGTTGATGGATAATCAACCGTCTGTGCCTCATACACATTATAGTTGGCCGTCTCTGGCAATGTAGCCATTTTTCTGTCACCTACACTTTCGCAATCACAATATAATTTTGCCCAGAATTGGCCTTTAGAACCAGTACCTTATCACCCGCAGCCAATCCATGGTTTATAATTATTTTTTCTCCCTGCACGATTACTTCCTGGTAGCGCACATTCTCACTCATGATCGCCACCGGCTCCTTGACTTCCAGCTGCGACGCCTGAATTTTTAATGTCAAAGGAGACGAGGAAATAACCGTAGCATACCCGGCATCTAATAGCCCCATCGCACGCACACAGTTTTGAATCATTATTTGTAGAGAATTTATTATTTCTGACATTGTCTCTCCTCTTATATTGTCAGCAGCGTTGCCTCAACATCCATGGTGTGGTCATCATTTTCAAACTTATGTTTCACCTTTTCTAAAATGAGATAATACCCATTTTTCAATTCCGGAATATCCAGAATCTGAAACGGAGACATCGCACCTGCCCGGAGCCCAACCACACCACCTACTCCACTTACCGATATTGTTTTAAGTACCCTGTCATAATATGCCATCATTATGTTGCCCTGTTGATTTATTTGTGCTTCATTCAGATTCTCATCCACTTTCTTATATAACTGCAAAAGCCCCCATTTTTTTATTGTCTCACTATCTTTAAACAGATAAATATCCGCCTGACCGGTCTCCTTATTTGGACGTGCCAGTTTAACCTGATTGTAAGTATCCGAGTCAATATCCGTTTTGAAGGTATAATCTGTCAAAAGGCTTTCATTTCCAATCACAATATCTGACATCAGATTTTTAGCTTCCCGCAGACTGAGCTTTCCGAAATCATCATAGAAAACAAACGTTTTCCCTGTATTATTCTGGGTAAGCACAAGACCATAATCTATAATATCAAAGCATTCTGTATCCTCTTTGGTTAATGTGGGAATGACATATCCGGTATCCTCCAGCGTTCCCACTGACAGCTGCATGTCTGCGGCTATTTGCTGGATAATCTCTCCCAGCTTCTTCCCCACAAAACTATAGCTTGCGTTGGATTTCAAATACCGCAGCTGATCATACGCTGTTACAGATATTTCTCCATCTCGTGACTGTTTAATAGTAAATACATAACCCTGATATATTTCCTTACCGTCTACGTAAAATTGTATTCTCGCTCCTTCAGTCATATTGTCGGGCTGTCTACGGATGTAAGAAAACTCCAGTTTTCCCGCGCTCCCCGAACGATTGGTTGTGTAGGTAACATCTTTGGCAATGGAAGCGTAGTCATATATTGTATTTTTTGTTGCATTAAAAACCAAAAGTTTAAATTTCATCCCGTCACCTGCAGTTGATCTGCCTTAATCCAGCCGCGGTTCCCGCCAATCAGGACTGGATATGGCCTGGAGGCGTCTGGAATAATCCTTGATACAGTTGTCTGCAGGTTATTTGCATTCCCTGTTGGCTTATCACCGTAACTGCTGCTGAAATATATTCCATTTGCAATAACCGCCGCTCCTACTCTTAATTCAGGCGTTGTCACGGGCCTGTCTTCCTGCGTCTGGATCTCTGCAGGCTGTCCATCTTCAGACTGTGGCAAGGTTACCTTTTTCGGCCCAAAATGGCGGTATTCCTTGAAAGCAATCTTATAGTACACATCACCGGACTCTCCGCCTCTCTCTGTAGTACTGAAAGCTGTAATAACAGCACTAATATTGGTATCATACATTCTTCCCCCGGCGGCATCGCGACGGCTTATCACAAGATCGCAGATTTCTTTATGATTCCGAGCCTCCTCTATCAATTCCACATATTCAGCTGGTTCCCTCCATTCATGTCCTATGATAAATGGGTCGTTCGAGTTTCCCGGAAAGTAGCTTTCCCAGGATACCTCCATCAGTGAGGGTAACCTGGGAACTATTACTTCGCCAATATCCAGGATATTGTAGGTTTTGTGGTTTGTTGGGTAAGCGATGGTATATTCTTTTGGATTCACGGGAAACTCAATGGTATCTCCCCCGATATCTGCGAAAAATTTATATCTGTTTCTCATAATCCCTCCTGCTACGATATTGCAATGGCACTATGCCGGCACAACATTACTGTGGGATGCATTCTGCTGATCCAGTTCGTTTTTAAGAGCATGCAGCATGGCATCAATATCACTTCCTCCGCCGCCATTCACAGTCTGATTGATTGTTGCATTTGTCTGGGGAACGGTAAGATTCACTAAGGCAACATACTGGCGTTCAGATAAGTCGCGAAGTAATTTGAGATTTTCGTCAGCAATATTTACATCCTGCTCAATTTTCCCTACTTTTCCGACTTTTCCCACTGTATCAATATCACCAGTTCCAAAACCCGCCCCAACATTTCCCATTTTATTGGTAAATGAATCCAGACTAAAACTCATGTTGTCCATTTTTTTGCCCAGATTTGCTCCGATTTCGCCTCCCTGGGACGCTGTTGTGGCAGTATCCAGTTTCGCCATGCGCTTAATTTTTACAGCATTCTCTCCAAAGGTATCATCAACCCAATTATTCATCTGTCCACGGAACCCGGATATAGCCCCGGACATGTCCGTGTTTAGAAGTGCATCAATCGCATTGGCCACAGTCTCCACAATACCAAGGATCGTATCAAGCAATCCAAAAAACAAATGTGCAATATTAGCTACTGGATCATTAAAAATATTAGCGAAGAACTCTGCAAAAACAGCAAAAAGATTCCATAAGTCTGCGACCAGATTGTATCCGACTGCATAAATTCCGCCAAATACAGTCCCGATCATCTGACCGATCTGTTCTGCAGTACCTCCTGCCTGCATAAACCCTAATGTCATTGCTGCAAGTAATCCGATCATTAAAACCAGTGGAAGATTCGCCATGACCCAACCGGCCGCCGTTGCGATGCCTGAGGCAACACCGGCAGCACCGACCGCCAACAATGCTATACCCACTCCAATTAAAATCGGATATATATAGTCCCAATTATTAACTACAAAATCAGCTCCGGAAGCCAACAAATCTATAGCCCCCGCAGCAACATCAGAAAGTACTTCAAATCCGGCAATCAGACCTTCCATAATAGCTTGCCCACTGTCGCTGTTCAGCACCTCATTTAATTCTTCCATCACATCGCTCATAGAGTCCGTGGCTGCATTTTTCATAACCGTCCAGGCCTGCCCCCAGGTCATAGGCATTTGCTCAAACTGTTCATTGATTGAGTCCGTGGCGCTCAACATAGCATTCTTGACAATCCCGGCAGTGATCTCACCATCTGAAGCCATCTCGCGTATCTTGCCGATAGGCACATCCAAGTAATCCGCAATCGTCTGTATTACGTTTGGCGCAGCTTCAAATACGGCGTTCAACTCTTCACCACGCAGCACTCCCGAGCCGAGGGCCTGTGTTAGCTGTAAAGAAGCCGAAGCAATTTCCTGTTGGCTGGCTCCGGCAATCACAAACTGCTTATTTAGATTTTCCGCAAACTGCACTACCTCAGCGCTGCTACCAAATGCATCTCCTGCCCTTTGCCCCAGTTTAGCTACCACATCGGCAGTTGCCAGATATGACGTTCTGGCCCTCTGGGCTGATTCATAGATCATCTGGTTCAGCTGGTCCGTCGTCTGCAGCCCGTCATTCATCAGATTTAATCTGGCAGTCGTCTGCGTCATTTCGTCAGAAAGGTTAAGGAGTTCTTTTCCTATTGTAAAGCCAGCAGCGGCAGCTACAATCCGTTTTACAGTTGAGAGCAGTTTATTTGCCGAGTTGTCCGTCTGACGGACTTTCTTGTCATGTTTCTCCTGCTCATCATTCACTTTACTGGTATTGACAGCAATCTGTTTTAGTGTCTCATTGATCTCATTCATTCCCTGGGTCGCCACATAGCGGGAATTATCTCCCATCTCTCGGATAGAAGCATTGATTCGTTCCATCTCAGCCACAGAAGCGCTTCCAACCTGCTTCATGCCGGAGACAATCGCCGCCGTTCCTCCCACTGCAGCCTTTTTCATGGTCTGATCCATATTTCCGGAAGCCTGGCTGATTCGCTCTAATTGGGAAATGATCGCGGCTCCCATCTCCTCCATACTTGTCTGGGCTGTAGAAGCTGCACCTTGCGCTCCTCCACTCACACTGTCTTCCATGTGATCAGCCTTTTGACCGATGTCCTCAAGACGGGCGGCAGTAGCGTTTCCCATGTCAAGGAACCTGGAAAAAGCGGCACTAAACTGGTCTGTTAATATAAAGTTTTCACGTATCTCTCCCATAGTTCCTCCTACTTTTTCGGCCTGCCGCTGATTTCCTTTACAGCCATCTCATACATGAGGATCCTCTCATCTTCTGATAATGCTGCTACTTCACTGGGGAAGCGGCCATGATTGACAAACATATAGTATGCCAGTGACATGTCCCCGTCTTCCCCATTTAAGAGTTTTTTGCTTCTTTATGCTTCTCCGCCGGCGTTTTTAAATCATTGATCTTCATGATCTCTTCTGACAACAGATTGTACTCTCCAATACTCAACATTTTCCCTAGAACGTCTTCCGGATCCATGGTGCCGTAATATTTGCACAGCTCGCTGTCTGCAAGGTCCGGTTCTTTCACGCACTCTTTCATCAGACGCCTTGTATATGCAATATTATCAAGGCTGTCCACGACCACGCCGTTTACTACCGATTCCTTCCTTGAAAGCCTGGACAACTCCTCATTCCGTTCCTGGCTGATCGCCTGGATGACAAAGGGCACCGGCTCCCCGTCTTCTCCTTTAAACCGCTCAGAGATTATAACCTCTTTTGTTTTTCCAACTACCGTGGGCTGTAAAAATGCTTTTAATGCGCTCATAAATATTATTCTCCTATTCTCCCAGCTGAGCCGGGGCATTGAATGCGTTCAAAATTTCTACATTGGTAAAGCTAAACGAGATATCCATGGTCAGGTAATCTGTATCCGCATCAAGCATGGTAATCGGCAGCTTTTGAAGTTTCACATTATATAAAGCTACGGTCTGCTTCCCAACCGTACCTCCTGTATTTTCATTCGTAATCTGGAATGTAAAATACGGTAAATATCCTGTTTTCAAATATGTTTTAAGCATATTTAAAAATTCTGGAGTCCCGTAATAAAGCGTGGCACTGCCAGTAAGTGCAACACCTGTCGTTTTCTTCTGAACCAGATTTGTTCCAACTACCTTAAAATCTGATTCCTGGAATTCCGCGTCTGCCTGAAATTTCTTAAGACCAAACATTTCTATGTTTCGGCCATCAATCGATGCAAATGCTTTACCGGATTTCCCATTTAAAGAATCGCGTTCGAGCAAAAACATAACCTACCTCCTATTCTTCTACCAGGTTAACGGTAATATAAATCTTTTCCACAGCAGCAAGCGGCTGAATTCCCAGTGTTATTACAACCGCATTCAATGCATCTCCAGCGTTCACTGCAACATCATTAGCTGTAAAGTTCTGAATACCTCTATTCGCCTGAATCTCATTCAAATATCCTACAATCCAGGACTTAAGAAGGGCTCTGCCATCATCTGTATTCTGAATTTTTCCAATGTAGTTCAGAGAGAAATTCTTATACACATCATCTGCAATTGTATCGAGAGTGCGAATCACCTGGTTAAGACTAAACATTTCACCTGTATCCACAGTGTACTCAGTCAGAGTATTGATATCAGAAACAACTTTTACACTGCCGAATTCCTCGAAAAATACAATCTGCCCGGCCGAAAGTGCTGTATCGATCTCTGACTTTGTTAAGCGCGGGGACGCATCAACAGCCCCAGGATACTGCGCGTATACCAGTGATTCATTGTATGCTGCCCCTGCTTCGGCCCCTCCGATCCACCAGGTAGCCTGACGGGTTGTAATAATCGTGCCATCACTAAGTACGACTCCATTTTTAACCGATATGACCGCTTCTGAGTTATCTGATACATCTGCCAAAACTGTCTGGCATTTCTTGCCAAAATCGTTACGCATACGTTTTGCAAAGGACGCATAAGCCGTCTGTACCGTTTTATCCGAACCATCATAAATTAATACATTAAATGCCTGTGACTCCAGTGCCGTTAGAAATGCCGAATGCGACGCAGCCGAAACGGATCCGTCACTCCCCCCCGTAAGGAAAGTTCCCGCATTCGCTGTCAGTACTCCTTCCCCCGTGAATGCAACCCAGTCATTTCCCTTCAATGTCGCTGCCGTCTTGGCTTTCTGGCTGTTTCGAATCGTTCCTTCAACAATTGTCTGCACCATAAAACTCCCTTCGGCATCAGGGTCTGCAATCACAGCAACCGAAATATCATTCCCGTGCACACCATTATACTTTGCTGTGACGTTCAGCGATCCGATTGTAGCCGCAGCCTTTGCAGCGCCGTCTGCTTTAGGACGGTACAACAACACTTTAATCGGTCCTGATGTATGATCGCTTCCCTTGAAAATTTCCCTCAAAAACAGGTTTTTATCACTCGCTGTATCATAGCCGGTATACTGCATAAAGTCATCGCCTGCATCAATGCTCATTAGCACACCCTCCGCCCCCCACGAAAGTGGTTCACAGATTGCCACCACACCACGGGCTCCCACATTTACAGGTATCTTTGTATTTGACTTAACGTTAATATATACTCCCGGCTGTTTCTTATTCTGGCTTGTCCAGGTTCCTCCTGCCATCGTTTATTCCTTCCTTTCCGAAAAAGTGATCTAATACTTTCATTGCGTCTTCCATTGTATACTCCGGCTTAATCAGAAGGGCTTTTGCAAAATCCTTCTGATATCCGGAGAACGTTTTACTCTTCAACAGTTCATCCGTCTTGTACAGTGTTTTCGGCATCCTTAACACCTCCCTTGTACTGTTCCATCGAATCAATAATTGGTGAGTTATCCGGGTTCGATACAATTACTTTAAGAGTAAATTGGTAATGCAGTTCCCCATCATCAATCTTCCATTCCCGTTCTGAGGGCCAGAGCTCTGCTGATTCTTCTCCGTTCACGTATGCAATACGTTCCATTACCTCATCCAATTTGTCAGCCACCGCATTCAGCTGGTCATAGGCATCTGGGATATTACGTTTTGTCAAATATACGATGTCTATGCCTATCACCCGCCGGATACGTCGGTCCATTTCGCTTTCCATGCTGGATGGCATGAAGAACACAAAGAAACAGGGCGGATTTGTCCCCTGCTGGTTTGGATTGCTATAGGCCTTTATTCCTGGAAAGTTCTGTTTCAGCATACCAATAATGGAATCTATTAGTTTTTCAAGAGTAAATATCATTTAAAATTCTCCTTTATCCGCTTATCCAGTTCCATGCGGACTATTTTCCGGTAGCGTCCGATTGCCGCCTGTTTCATGTACTTGCCTTTGACATACTTTGTTTTTGTTCCCACTACAATGCCACCTTTTTGATTCAAATCAAAATATATCCCGCCGTTAATCGAATCAATGTGGAGGCCTGGTACATAATGTTCATCCATGTCATGTCCATCATTAACATACGAGGCGTACTGCATATTATTGGCAAGCATTGTACGGGCGCTTGCCGCAGTCATGACCGGCTTTGTAACACTGTCCACAGTCCACGCCTCAGCCATCTCTCCGGTTCTTGTCCCTGTACCTGCAATCGCCGCACCATTCGGTGGCGTCAATTCTGTCGCCCGCTCCACAGCCGCGATCGTTGCCCCTTCCGCTACTTCCTCCATGATCTTTGGAACATTCTGTCCCATTTTCCGAAGCTGCTCAAAACGGTTTCTTGTCGCCTGCCCAAATGACATGGAATTCCTCCTTACTCAATGATCTCATCTGCCACCAGTGCCACTTCCTGATGCTCCAATCCGGAAAGCACACCGCCAACTGGATCATAATAGGGATGGGGCCGGTCGGCAAAATAGCGTTCCGGCTCCCCATGCATTCCCAACATACCGCCACGGATCACATGCAGTTCATCTCCTGCACGGATATCCACAGTCAGGTCGCAGGCAAGCTTATCCACAGATTCGGATACAGCGGCCGTCTGGCACATCTTTGGCCCGCCTTTCTGCTTACTGTAAATTCGGCACGGGATCCGCTCTGCCATCAACTTCCGTTCCTTTTTATCCACATTTCCATGTGTCACATCAACATTTCTGTATATTGTCATGGAATCCGTGTACCAGTTCTCAAACAATGGATTATCAAATAACATAGCTTCCTCCCATCCCAATCATTCGGGCCATGGTCACCAGCTGCTGGCCATACTGGGTTGCATTCCAGCTTCCCCATTTTGCCGTTGCCTCCGTAACTGCTGTATTATCATAACTAATCGTCGTATCTCCCATTGCTGCCTCTCTCACAAGCCCTGTCTGCTGTCCCTTTGCTGCAGCCTGCGCTGCCGATGCGGATCCGTCGGAATAAGTCTTTAAATACAAGGTACAAAAGTGAGCCACATAAAGCCCGGCCGCATACCTCCACATATCACAATAGCGGCTGGGAAGTATGCTGCTGTTTGCGTTGCCTATAAACAATTCCAGCATGGCGGACGGCACAAGGCTTTCTTTTTGTGGAACCTCTTCCTCTTCGGTCGGCATGACTTTTTTTGTAAACTGCGGAAAGTCTGTAAGAAACATTTCTGCTGTATAGATTCCCTTTTCTCCTGGCGCCGGCATGTTGGCCGCCGCCGCAATTACTCCATCAAACTGCTGTCCATACATGCCGGTACCTCCTATTTCTTCGGCTGTTTCCCCTTTTCCGCACTGTCAGCTGCTGGTCTCTGGCTTTCAGTTCCATCAGG